TTGGTATATGGCTTTTAGCGGCGCTATGTTTATTGATGACAACGATGCGGTTGCTGTTGCTAATATGGCGCAGGGAACACAGGCTCACGAAAGACTTCAAAAGCTAATTGCTACTATGCCAGAATTTAAATCAGAAGAAGAAGAAATTGTTAATGATTATCCGCCAATTAGAGGGTTCATAGATTTAATTATGGAGTATGACGGCGAGACTGTCATTGGAGAAATTAAGACGGCTAAGCAAGAAGTATGGGATACAAGGCAGTCTGAGATGAAACCTACAACCAATCACCTATTACAACTTCTTACTTATATGAAGCTCAAGAATGCTAAAGAGGGCTTCTTCCTTTATGAGAATAAGAATACTCAAGAGTTAATTGTAATTCCAGTTTCCATGAATGAAAGAAACACTAAGATAATTGAAGAAGCATTTACATGGATGTGTGAGGTTTGGGATAACTTTAAAGAAGGCGATCTCCCTATGCGTCCAGAAGGGGCCTCTAAGTCTAAGATGCCATGCACCTATTGTCCAGTTAAGAAAGAATGTTACGCAGGACTTATTGGCACAGTACAGATAGAGTCATACAAGGTACCAAAGATATGATTTGTTCTAATAAAGAATGCTCTAAAGAGTTTGAGGCAAAGACCCATAATCAAAAATACTGCACAGATGAGTGCTGCCGTATTGCTACAAACAGAAGGATTATGGAAAAGTATTATGAGAAAAAGGCTATTAGGAATGGAGCAAAACGTGGGTGTAAATTATGTGGAGCACAATTAAGTAGATACAATGAGTCTACAATGTGTTCATCTTGTACAAGAAAAGTTAACCAAGATCAAAAAACTAAACTATTGGGACTAATAGATGAGATTAGCTGAGCTGGTTAAGACAAAAGCAAACAGGGTACTTGGCATAGATGCCTCAACAAACTCCGTTGCATTTTGTTTAATGCAGGACGATAAGCCAGTTAAATGGGGTAAGATTGAATTCGTTGGTGCGGACATATTTGAAAAAATACATGATGCTAAAAATAAAATGCATGCGATGCTTGATGAGTTAAAGTCAGATTATATAGTTGTTGAGGGTGCTATCCTAGTTAGATCACCTGATGCGGTAATTAAGTTATCCTATGCTTATGGGGTAGTAATTGCCGAATTAATGTCTACTGGAGCTAAGGTAATAACAATATCCCCAAGCTCTTGGCAGGCATATATAGGAAATAAGAATCCAACTAAAGATGAGAAGCAGGCAATTAGAGTAAAGAATCCAGGCTATGCAGACTCATGGTATAAGACACAACTACGTAATATGAGAAAGCAAAGAACTGTAGATTATTTTAATACAAAATATGGATTGTCCCTAGATGATTTTGATGTGGCAGATGCATTCGGTATTGCCCACTATTCAAACACGGTGCTAACAGAACGATGAAACTATACCAAAGTCAGCCATGGCTATATCGCAGATATGTAGTTCAAAAGAAGACTATATCTGAGATTGCTGCTGAATGTAATGTATCACTTATGACAATACAGAGATACCTTGAAAAGTTTGGAATGATTAAGAAGCGATGAAATTCACACACAAGGTATTCCATTTAGAAAAAGACGTTCAAAGAGAAGAACTGTTTAGTTCTATGAATGACTATATAAGCCAGTATTCAGAAGAGTTAAATACCAATACGATTAACATTTCCAACGATACAGATATCGAGGATTTTTATAGCCAGTATCCTTTTGTAAAATTTGATAAGGCTGGGTATGAATTTAATAGCGAATCTGGGTGGAGATACGGAGAGCTTGGAATATGGGCAAGCAATATCTCTGCATATATAAATTTTTTGAAGTCAGATAAAGACTATCTAATTTTAATGGAAGACGATATAGAGTACTTCCCAGGATTTTTTGAGAACCTTGTAAAGTATATGTCTCAAATAGATGAGGAATGGGATCTATTCTTTTACTATGCTCCTGGAAATACAAACACTGGGGAGTTTTATCCAGAGGAAAAAGACGTATGCCGTTCCTATCAAGACTGGTCTTGCCTTTGCTATGTGATCAACAGAAAAGCAGCACAAAAAGTTATAGATGATTTATATGACAACTCGATATCTTTGCCAATTGATTATTATTATTTTAGACAACCAGAAAAATATGTTTGCTATACAGTAAAGCCAACTTCAAAATTATATTGTAAGATTTCTGGATTAGAGTCAACATTCCAGACTAAACAAAAAAGGCAGGTGCTTGTATAATGGGATATTCAGATCCAGAAAACAAGCCGTGGTCTCTTGAAAAAATTAAAGAGATAAGTCCAAAAACTGTTTTAGATTGTGGTGCTGGAGCTGGAACATACTTAGATTTAATTAAAGCTAATTTAGGATATCAAACAATCGTAGTTGGCGTAGAAGCGTGGTACCCATATATAATTAAATATGATCTAGAAGATCGATATGACATTCTATATCCAATAGATATTCGTGATGTTGCTAGTTTCCAATATGACTTAGTTATCCTTGGAGATATCTTAGAGCATATGCCAGAATCTGATGCGGTTCTGCTATGGAACCGTATTTCTGAAGAGGCTAAGTATGCTTTAATATCTATTCCAATTATTCATTATGAGCAGGGGGCTATAAATGATAACCCATACGAGGTACACGTAGAGGAAGATTGGACCACAGAAAAGGTTTTACAAAAATTCAGTAATATAGTAGAATATAAAGAGTTTCCCACTACGGGAGTTTTTATAGCAAAATTTAAAGGAGCGGATTAATGCTAAACCCAGTATTTGAAGATGTAAAAAATTTTAGTTGCGAAGACTTGTACTTAAGATCAGTTGGCGCTCCAGCAGGTAATCAAATATGGTCAACATGTCATGAGATTGCCCATATGCTAATTGAAAAGAATATCTCATACGGCAATTCAGCCCTTGAGCCTGCCAGAATATTTTCAACGGCGGATTCAACAGAGCAATTAAAAGTACGTATAGACGATAAATTAAATAGGGTAAAGAACAACCAAGGCTATGCTGGGGACAATGATATTGATGATTTAATCGGATATTTAGTCCTATATAAGATAGCCAAGGCAAAAATCGATAAATCCAGTTGATTTTTTAGTCGACTAGGATTATAATGAGTATCTATGGAAATTGAACTAGCTGATCATTATGATCGCATGAATAAAGTAATAAGCGAACTACTGAAGGGTAATAACCCTACCCAGATTGCCACCGTAACAGGCTTTAAACGAGCAGAGGTCATAGAGTATATAGACCAGTGGAAAGAAGTCGTTAGAAACGATTCTACGGCCCGTGAGAGGGCTAAGGAAGCCATATCTGGAGCAGACCAACACTACGCAATGCTTATCAAAGAGGCGTGGAAGACCGTAGAGGATGCAGATCAGGCTGGCCAATTAAATGTAAAAGCTACCGCCCTAAAGCTAATTGCAGACATCGAAGGTAAAAGAATTGGAATGTTACAAGAGGTTGGTCTATTAGACAATGCAGAGTTAGCAACACAGATAGCAGAGACTGAGCATAAGCAAGATATCCTTGTAAAGATTCTAAAAGAAGTTACTGCAAGTTGTCCAAAGTGTAAGATGGATGTTGCAAAGAGGTTATCACAAATTACTGGAGTAGTGGAGCCAGTAGTACTACAGCAAGAAAGCTCAGATGGATCTTAATTTTAATGATTTAATTGATATATTGGATGGCGAAGAGTTTGATGAGCGTCCAGTAGATCTGCGTACATTTGTAACTGGTCAAGAGTATCTTGGCCTGCCACCGCTTTCTGAATATCAATACACACTAATTGAAAAGTCTTCTCAGATTTATAAAGAGGCTACTCTTATCAAATTATTTGGAGAAGAAGATGGTCGTATAAGATTTAAACAGACATGCAACGAGGTTGTTGCTCAGCTAGGAAAAGGTTCTGGAAAAGATTATTGCTCTACCATATCAGTAGCGTATATCGTATACCTACTTTTGTGCCTTAAGGATCCAGCCACATATTATGGAAAACCTCCTGGGGATACAATTGATATCCTTAATATTGCTATTAACGCACAACAAGCAAACAATGTTTTCTTTAAAGGATTTAAAACACGTATTGAAAGATCACCATGGTTTGTAGGAAAATACGAGCCAAAGGCATCTGAAATTAAATTTGATAAAAGCGTAAACGTTTATTCTGGTCACTCAGAGCGTGAAGCCTGGGAAGGATATAACGTTATCACTGTTATTCTTGATGAAATTTCAGGCTTTGCTACAGAAAATACAACTGGACATGATCAGGCCAAAACAGCTGATGCTATATATTCTATGTATAGAGGCTCAGTAATCTCTCGTTTCCCAGACTTTGGTAAGGTTATATTGCTTTCCTTCCCCCGATTTAAAAACGATCCAATTCAAAAGTTTTATGATGCAGTTATTGCAGAAAAAGAAACTGTTGTAAGAAGCAGGCGTTTAAAGATGGAAGATGAGCTTCCAGACGGCACAGAAGGAAATGAAATTACTGTTGAATGGGAAGAAGATCATATTAAGTCATACCTATTCCCAAGAACATATGCGATTAAAAGACCGACATGGGACGTTAATCCAACTAAAAAAATTGAAGACTTTAAGGTAGACTTTTATAGAGATATGCCAGATGCTTTAAGTAGATTTGCCTGCATGCCACCAGAAGCCGTAGATGCATTCTTTAAGTCAAGAGAAAAGATTGAAAAAGCTTTTAACAATACAGCATTGGCTGTAGATGAATTTGGAAGAATGGAATCTTGGTTTAAGCCAGACCCAGAAAAAGAATACTTCATTCACGTAGACCTTGCACAAAAGCATGACCATTGTGCGGTAGCAATGTCTCACGTAAGAAATTTTGTAAACATTAAAGTTACAGATACATATTCTCAGCCAGCTCCAATTGTAGAAGTTGACGCAGTTAGATACTGGACTCCAACCGCAGATAAGTCTGTAGATTTTTCTGAAGTAAGAGATTATATATTGTCTTTAAGAGCAGCAGGATTTAATATTCGACTTTGTACATTTGACCGCTGGAACTCTCACGATATGATGCAGCAGTTAAAACAGTACGGAATTAATACAGAAACATTGTCAGTAGGTAAAAGACATTACGATGATATGGCAATGATTGTTTTAGAAGAAAGATTGTCTGGCCCACATGTACCACTGCTAATAGATGAATTATTGCAGTTAAAAATTATGAGGGATAAAGTTGATCACCCAAGAAAAGGATCAAAAGACTTGGCTGATGCTGTTTGTGGATCTATTTATAACTCCATAAGCAAAACCAAAAAAGATAATAATGATGAGGTGCAAATACACACCTATGACACTTTGGTTTGGGATAGAGAAGATGATGCCGTAAGAAGTAATGTTATTCGTCCTCCTAAAATGCCTGACCACCTGAAAAATGTACTAGAAGGAATGGAAATAGTATGAGTATATATCAAGATAAAGCTAAAGAATGTAAATGTTGCGGTAAGCACGTTCCACTTCCTACCGTATTAAAGGAATATGATGGGCTGATGCTTTGCCCTACAACATTTTCAAATGTAGTGGAATATAAGAGGTTGTGGAAAACTATTGGGTCTAGGCCTGCTGGCAGCATTAGAAAACATTTTTCTGATTATGTTCAGCAAATAGTAGAGACAACTATTGACAAAAACGATGACGGCACAATACAATAGGCTAACCGCAGGTAGCCAAGTTGGTTAAGGCCCCGAACTCATAATTCGGTTATCGTCAGTTCAAGTCTGACTCTGCGGACTTAGAAATGCAAGGGCACAATTTAAGGAGTATAATAGACACATGGACTATGATTCAGAAGAGTATGACGACGATGATCTTAGACTTGCCCATTATATTGAAATCGGTGCCGTAGAGGCAGCTGGAGTCTCAGAAGACGGCGAAATGATATTTGCAATAAGCGA